AAGTTTACCCCAAGGTTTTGCTTTTGGCTGAAGTTCATTTGCAATGTGGAGGCTACTGTTGATCACCAGGGAAACATCCTTAAAGAAGATGATCACGATGGAGCAGGGATTACATTCTGTGGATTAACCCAAAAGTATGATTATTTGCCAGATAATCCTACTCCTCAATGGATAGCTGATACTTATCACGACTATTATTGGTCAGAGTCGAGGGCTGATCTTCTGCCAAAAGGCGTAGGAGAGGAAGTGGCCAATATTGCCGTGAATGAAGGATACGGAACAGCATTCAAGATCCTCCAGCAAGCCATAAACTCCCTTGGAATCCACATTGCTATAGATGGCAAAATAGGTTCTCAAACAGAGGAAGCCGCATTCCAAGAGGATGTTCA